CCCCCGCTGGTCGAATCGCCTCGGCTCGCCCTCCACGTGGTAGCCGCAGCGGTCGCGCTGCTCGTGGTCGCGCAATTCCTCGCACCAGAAGTAAACCGTACCGACCTCCCACTCGGGCGAACCCTCGGGCGGGAAGCCGTTGAACGTGGCGCGTGTGCAGTGCTCACAAAGGCTCATAGGCCGTCCACCTCCTCATAGACCTTGCAGAACCGCTCGAACCCGTCCTCTGTCAGCCGCGTGTAATCATCGTCTCCGAGCAGCTTTATGCTCTTTACCTCGGGCATCGCGGACACGACGAGCTTCGGGTTGACCCATATCTCGTATGGCTCGCTCCACGTGCGCTCGCCGTTCGTTGCCGTTCCCAGCCCTTGCGTCTTAATCAGCATCAGCCCACCTCGATTCCGAACTCTTCCAACCGCCTGCGCAGCCCATCGCGGTGCTTGTCGGTCATGCCGTACTCCCACGCGGTTGCAGTCCATATGTCGCGCATAAGCTCCGTCGCCTTCCTTATCCACTCGCCGTACTCGGCCATGGAGTCGCGGTATATGCTGTCCCGCGTGAACCCTGGTATCGGCTTCAGCGCGTCGGATTCCGTCGCGGCCTCAACGCAGACCCACGTGCGCCCGTCGTGCACGGCCCAGGCGAACTGCTGGGCGGTCGTCGCCGCCCGCGTGTTCCATCCCTTCAGCGCGTCCTCGACGGCCTCCTCCTCGGTGTCGCCGCCGCCGACGAACTGGAGCGCGCAGGACGTGCAGTTGACGCTCGCCGTCCACCAGTCGGGCCACACCATGTCGCCGACCTCGGCCCTGCACTCGATGAGGTGAGGCTCGACCGTCGCGGCGCTCCCGCAGCACGGGCACGGCAGCAAGCCGTTTCCATTAGTTTCGGATGCGATTCCATTAGTCTCGGATAGGTTTCCATTAGTCATCGCCGTCCTCCTCCTCGATTGCCCGTTTCCTCTTCCTGTTCTTCACCGCCAGAGCCGCGATGGTCCCAGACGACGCGAACACGCCTCCGAAGGCGCTGAACACCAATCTCCCGTCTGGGTGCTCGTATGCGACGGCGCGCCCGCAGTCCGTCTGCCAGTGGAGCGAGCGAAGCGTCCACCTCTGCTTCGGCATCTCCTCGTACTCGATTCCGACCGCGTCCAGCATCTCGGCCAGCTCGTCAAGCTCGCTCATCGCGCCCACCTCGATTCGGACAGCGGCGACCGTGCGCCAAGTATCCTCAGCGACGCGAGCTGGTTCCCGTCGAGCGCGTCGCGGATGTCGAGCGACGACCAGCTCTCGACCCACCAGCCGTACAGGTCGAGCGCATCGTTTCGCCAATTCGACATCGAGCGCACCTTGACCATGTCGTCCTCGTGCACCCGCTCGCAGACCGAATGGTCGGCCACCTTGCGAATGTCCCATCTCGGGCGGCACGTGCCGTTCGCCACGTACCACTCGTCGCCCTTGTAGACGACCCGTGTCCCAAGGTGGAACTCATGCCTCCTCGCGACGCTGTAGCGCATGGCTGGAACTGCGAGCCTGAGCGCCGTGACAGGATGCCTTCTCGCGGTCTCGCTGCGCAAGATGCACCTCGGGCCTCGTATCTTCAGGACCATGATGGTCGCCATGTGATTACGCTCGCGCGCGTCGAGCAGCCTCTTCAGCTTCATGCACTCACCGCCTTGCACACGTAGCAGCACTCCTCGTCCCGCTTCGGGCACGTGGCGTCGAATCGGTGGTAGCCGATTCCCGCTGGCGCTTGCGCGATTTCCGCGTCCGTGGCTGGCCGCAGGTGCTCCAGCGGCGTGGATGCCGCCGTGCATCCCTGGTGGTAGCACACGAACGCGCTGTGCTCGCCGCACTCGGTCACGCGCCCGATTTCCTCCTTGTAGCCTGGGTCGTAGACGACCCAATCGCCGAAGTTGTACCTCATGGCTACTCCTTCTCTGGCAAGTGCCCGACCGCCCATGCGTTGAAGTCGGCCACCGTGATTGGCCCCCTGTAGTCGATTTCCCAACCGTCTGGGCAAGCCCTGTCGTAAACGTCGTGCTTCCAGTCGGAGCCTTCCACGCCCATGTCGTGCGGCACCCAGCCAGCTGTGGAGCACGAGTGCGAGCACAAGCCGCCCCTGCCCTCGATTCCAGCCCATCCAAGCCAGTCGCCGCCGATTCCCGCGCCCTCGATGGCGTAGACGATTATCTTCTCTTTCATGATTCCTCCTCGTGTAGCTCGATTGCTATATCCAGGCCGTCCCCGCCGAAGCGCACCATGCCGTGCTCGTCGTGCTCGATGAACTCGGCGCAGGCCCTCTCGCCGCTCTCGAACCACTGCTCCAGGCCGCAATGTTCGCAGGCGATGCGCCACGGCCTGCCCTCGCCTCCGAGCCACATGCCGCGCTGCCTGGCGCCACATTTCGGGCATGGGTTAATCGGCAGGTAGCCCATGGTCATTCGCCTCCCAGCGACTCGCAGAACGACCTGAGCGCCGCGAGCCTCCCCATGTCGATTTCCACCGCGTCGCATCCGTAGTTGTACAGCCCGCTCACGTGGTAGCTCCATTCACCGTCGTAGCTCGCGAAGAGCGGGTTCTCGTCGTAGTCCTCCTTGAACCTCACGACGTAGCCGCCGCCGTAACAGCCCTCGACCGCGAACATCCGCGACTTGTTCAGCAGCTCCAGCGACTTCTCGATGCTCATTCCTTGCTCCTCTCGACCCTCGCCATCATCAGCGTGCGGGCCATCGTCTCGACGCATTCGTCGCAGACGTGGCGCTTGCCGTCTGGCGACTCGAACAGGTAACCGCGCTCGCCCTTGCCAGCGCCGCAGTAGTCGCACGTCGGCTCCTTGCCGCGACGCTTCTTGTTCCACCATTTGCCGAACGCCGCCGCGCACCTGGGGCAGACGTCGCCGCCGTTCTTCGTCGTGCCGATGCCGCTCGGGTAGTACTCCTGGACCACCCTCGCCTTGCGGTATGGCTCGTAATAGTCGCCGCAGCGGTCGCATCTCTTCATGTCGCTCATGATTCCAGCTCCTCCAGCTTCTCCCTGCCGATTTCGTCGACCAGCGCCGACCGCAGGCACTCGCAGACCTCGTCGCCGAAGTCCCAGTCGTAGGCGTCGCGCAGATACTTGACCGCGCTCAGCACGATTTCATCCATCAGGCCGTTGTCCCTGATGTACTCCAGCACCGCAGGCTCCACGCGCTCCTCCACGTCGCACGGCTCGAACGTTCCGACGACGTACTCACTCGGGTCGAGGCCGTCGCGGGCCTCGGGGTGCTCGTCTGGGAACATCAGGGCGTGGACGCCGCCCCAGCGCGCGTACTGCTCGTCGAACCAGCGCCAGATTTCCTCTCGGTCGGTCAGCCTGCACCATCCACAGAAGTCGTCGTCGATTTCGTCGAGGTCGTTTATCGGCACGTCGTTGTCGCGCCACAGCGCCTCGATTGTCGCCTTGCTCAGCATGTGGGTCATTCCGCTCCTCCCTCTGCAATAAGCTCGACGGCGAGGATGCTGTCGAACGGGATGAACTCGACGCCGACGTGCCGACGCTCGGGCGTCCTGGTGAAGTACGTCACGTCGCCCTCGGCGTAGTCATAGCGCACGACCAGCAGCTCGTCCTCCATGAACAGGTCGTATCCGCCAGCCCCGAACTCTATGCTGGCCGTCTCTCCGTTGGCCTTGGCTAGCTTGAGCCAGATTCTCGCCGTCGTAAGCGGGTTGCTGGCCTCCAGCTCGTCGAACGCCGTCTCGACTTGGTTTCGCTTCATGACTCCCTCCGTTCTCGGGCGATTTCCCGCCCGCTCGAACCCTTCGCGGGTATCGGGGCCTTATTGCCTGCTACCGACCCGCAGCGGGCGTCTCCGTGGCTCCTGCGGGCATTTCCACGCCGTTCGTCTGCAACATGCGCGCGGCCACATCGACCCCCTGTGCCTCGACGATGCTCTTGTACGTGCACATGACCGCCGTGCCGCCGTAGGAGCTGAGGATGAATCCAGCCTCCCGCATCGGCTCGATGGCCTCCGACCACTTGGCGTCGATTCCATCTAGGAACGCCCTGCCCTCATCGGTCTCCAGGAACGCGGCAAGCTCGTCGCGGTCCATCTCGTCGGCCTTCACCGCTAGTCCTCCTCCCTGAACCATCCGCCGCGAAGGTGCTCAAGCCCGTCTATCGCCGACTGGTCCTGCGTGTACATCAGCTCGTCCATTGCCCACAGCCCGACCATCTCCATGTGCGCGCCGTGGTAGTCGCCGCCGCCGCGCCCGTTTCCGATTGCGGTCAGCAGCGGAAGCGGGTGGATGCACCAGCCGCCATCCTTCGACCATTTCGGCTTGTACGTGGCGGCTTCTGCGTACTCCGCGAGGTCGATGTACTGGCCCCGCGTGACGTTGACGAGGTAGCCGTCGCGGTGCGCCTCTGGCATCTGCTCAAACCTCGACTCTGGCAGGCCGTCCTCGCCCCACACGGCCTGGTACGTGTCCAGCGTGTAGCGAGCGCCGAAGTCGTCGGGGTCGCTGGCGTAGTCGCCGACCCAGGCCAACTGGCACGGGTTGTCCAAGATTTCCTCCAGGACGCCGTTCACGAAGTCGTTCGCCAGCCACGAGTGCTCCATCAGCTTCATGCCGCTGAAGTAGTCGTAGAAACCCGCGCTCCTGTAGCCGCACTCGGCGTCGGCTGGCAATCCCCGCACGGTCTTGTATATCGCGTTCTGCGGATTGAACGTGCGCTCGGCCCCGTCTCGGCCCCGCAGGTACGGCTTGTAGTACTGTCCCATCTTGTCTCTCCTGTCTCCTCGGTTATCGGTTCGCCCAGTAGCCGTGGGCGCAGACCTTGTCGCTATAGCGCTTCCAGTACGTCTCCAGGCGCTTGCCGAACTTGGCGCGCTGGCCGTCCATGATTTCCCGCAGGCCGTCGATTTGCTCGCTGGTCAACGGCACGCGCTCCATGCCGCGCGCTTCGTCGATGTGCGCGAACTCGCGGTCGTAGAAGAAATGCGGGCAGCACTCGCCGCTGGGCCATACCGCCAGGAACGGTTCGCTCAGGTAACGGCCCGTGCAACACCCGATTTCCTCCAGGTCGCGATTGCATTTATCCCATGCGGCCAGGCCGAAGTCCTTGAACTGGCTGCGCATGTTCTCGGCCATGAAGTAGCGCTTGCGCTGGTCGGCGTCGTCGGTGAGCGGGCTGTCGTACTCGTCGTCGTAGTAGAACTCGGACTTGACGCTCGGCCTCTCGATTTCGACCACGTGCCCGTCGCCCATGTCCAGGTACTCGCCGCAGTTCTCGTAGTAGCGCACCCACTTCGCGCGCTGCTCTGGCGTGCGGCAGTGCCACCTGTCGGCCAGCTTCTCGGCGTGCGCCCGCTTCTCCGCCCTCGTCATCAGCTCCATGTGCTATACTCCTCTCCTGTAGCCGTTCCTCTCCGAACGGCTCCTCGGTGGCCCTGGGCTCTCCGCCCAGGGCCGTTTCAATCTCTAGGCCATCACCGATTTCGGCACCCAGAACTCACCTCCCGCTGGCCCGCCGATTAGCTCGGTGTTGCCCCATTCCACCAGCGCGGCCTTCACCGTCTCGCGCTTGACCGCCGCGCTCCCCGCCTGGATTGCGAGGATTGCCGCCGCCGTGGCGATGCTGCCGCGCCCGTACCGCTTCTCGATTACCCACGCGGGGATGCCGTTCAGGTTCTTCATCGTCGGCTCCTTCCTGGGGCGGCTCGCGCCGCCCCGTCGCCTGATTCCTACCATTCGATTTCGACGGGGCCTTCGGCGTCCTCGCCCGTCGCCCTGTTCCACTTTGCCGCGTAGACCTTCGCCCACTGCCCGCCGCCGAAGTCGGCCCATGCCGCGCGCTTCACGCGCACCTTGCGCAGCCCGCGCTTGGCGAGTCCCTTGTCGGTCGTCGCCGTCGTCCATACCGTCTCGCCGTTCGGCATGTCCGCTACGAGCTTCACGCCGTAGCGCGTCTCGACCCAGCGGGCGTCGACCAGCTGCCCGTCGAGCGTCGCGTACTCGTCGAACCATGCGCACCCGCCGTCCTCCAGGATTTCCAGCTGGCGCTCGTACACGTCCAGCGCCGCGCGGTCGGACATGATGCTCATGAAGCAATCCGTGTCCTCGACCTCGCAGTTCGCGATTCGCTCGGCCCTGTCGCGCTGGCTCTCGCGCACGCGCTCGATGCTCCGCCTGATTTCCTCTGCCGTTACGATGGTCGCCATCTCCAGCTCCTTCCTCGTTTTCCCTCGCATAACCAATTATAATGTCTCGTTTATGTTTCGTCAATAGGAAACTTTGGAAACTTCCCGATGGCACCCGTGGCACCCGC